GTTTGAAAATATAACTGTACGCCACAAAGAAAAAGCAAGAGATAACCAAAAAAGAAAAGATTACAGAGCGGGCAAACTGCCGAAATGGATGTACGAATGAAATACACATGGTCTTACAGCGGCATCAGTTTGTTTAAGCAATGCCCGAAAAAATATCACCGGTTGAAGGTGGTGAAAGATATTGTTGAGCCGGTGCAGGATCATTTGCTATATGGCACTGCGGTACACAAAGCTGCTGAAGACTATGTGCGTGACGGCGTGCCTGTTCCTGAGAAGTATGGGTTTATTAAGGAGCAGTTAGATGCCCTGATGAAGATCAAAGGGGATAGGTACTGCGAGTATGAGATGGGACTGACTCGGGAACTACAACCGTGCGGGTTCAAGGCAGAAGATGTTTGGTGGCGAGGTATCGCTGACTTGATTATTGTGGACGGCGAGAAAGCGTATTTGGTGGATTATAAGACTAGCAAGTCCAGCAAGTACGCCGACCCTGAGCAATTAGAGTTGCTATCGTTAGCGTTGTTTAAGCATTTCCCACAAGTCAAAAAAGTTAAGGCGGGACTGCTTTTTGTGGTGGTAAAAGACTTTGTGAAGGTAGAATACGTCAATGATGAGGACGCCGGAAAAGCGTGGGTGAAGTGGTTAGGTGTAACGCACACGCTTGAGACTTGCATGGCGAATAATGTATGGAACGCCAAACCAAACTTTACGTGTCGTGGTTGGTGTCCTGTAACCGACTGTATGCACAATGGAAAGCAACGCTGATATGCCCTACACAAAAACCCCCCGCCCTTATAAGGCCGAGTACGCTAAGCAGGTTGAGCGTGGTGAGCACGAGAACCGTATGGAGCGGCAACGTGCACGTCGCAAGCTAGATAAAGAAGGTGTTGACCGCAAAGGCAAAGACATTGACCATGTGAAGATGTTGAGCAAAGGCGGCAGTAATGCGGATGGACTTCGTTTAGTTTCACCTTCAAAGAACCGTGCACGTAACGGGCACAAGAAGGGCGAGAAAAAATAAAGTAGTTGAGGTTACCCCAGCGGAAGGTGGGGCTAATAACATCCGCAGCAGGGGCTGGTGATCCTGTGAGTTTCCTTTCTACCAGTGACCCTGTGCAGTACCCGTAACAAAACAACGAGGGCTAAAGTGAAAACATCACTTTAGTCTGTTCTGCCTTGGAGAAACGAATGACCGAAGACGAACTTGTTGCACTGCTTGCGCTTAAAGGCATATCGATAGATGTGTATTGGGGAGCAGATGCAGAAGTGTGGTCTGGGGAAGTGGTTTACCCATCCCATGTGGCTTACACCGAATACGCCGACAGTAGAGCCAGAGTACTTCACGAGATTGCAATAACCACGCTTAGAGATGCATATGATGGTACAGGGATAAAACAAAATGAAGATTATAGAAAACAAGGCTCTCCTGCTACGAGTGCGGGAGCCACGGCGGATCACAGAGATTATCCCGAAGAGCAAGATACTGGACGACGGTAGTGTGCTGGTGAGGTGGGGGCTGGAGGAAGCGCAGGTACTGAAGAATCTACGCATCAAGAACGTACCCTCGCCGATCAACGCCCAGTACAAATGGCCGGGACTTTACACACCGTTCGACCATCAGAAAGACACTGCATCATTTCTAACACTGCACCGCAGAGCGTTCTGCTTCAACGAGCAGGGCACAGGCAAGACAGGCAGTGTGATCTGGGCAGCGGACTACCTTATGTCGTTGGGGGCAATCAAACGTGTGCTTATTCTGTGCCCTCTATCGATCATGCAGTCGGCTTGGCAGAACGATTTATTTAGGTTTGCCATGCACCGCACTACCGCCCTTGCACACAGCCACTCGCGGGATAAACGCATACAGGCTGTGCGAAGTGATGCGGAGTTTGTTATTTGTAACTTCGATGGATTAGATATCATCAAAGATGCTGTTGCCGCTGCGGAGTTTGATCTGGTAGTTGTAGACGAAGCAAACGCATATAAAACAGTTTCTACAAAACGATGGAAAGTGTTGAACTCGGTTATCAAACCAAGCACGTGGATATGGATGCTTACTGGCACCCCGGCATCGCAATCTCCGACTGACGCATATGGCCTAGCTAAGATTATTAATCCTACGGGAGTGCCTCGGTTCTTTGGGGCGTTTCGTGACATGGTCATGCAGAAGATTACTGAGTTTAAGTACGTCCCTCGCCCGCAGTCTGAGTCTATCGTACATAACGCACTGCAACCCGCAATTAGGTTTACCAAAGAAGAGTGCCTAGACCTGCCAGAGATTACTTACACGACACGAGACATACCGCTTACCCCGCAGCAGCATAAGTACTACGAGCATATTCGTAAGCATATGGTGGCCACCGCTGCCGGAGAAGAAATTACAACAGTCAATGCAGCGGCGAACCTAAACAAGTTACTGCAAATATCTTGTGGTGCGGCGTATTCAGATAGTGGGGAGGTAGTTGTATTTGACTCGTCCAGCAGGATGGCGGCACTGAAGGAAGTGATCGACGAGGCAAGTCATAAAGTGATTGTGTTCGTGCCGTACAAGCACAGCATCCACATCATCAACGAGGAGCTAACAAAGTCCGGGTATGCCTGCGAGATTATTAACGGAGATGTATCAGTAAACAAACGCACAGAGATCTTCGCCAAGTTTCAGACGGAGGAGAACCCACGGGTGCTGATCATCCAGCCACAAGCTGCCTCGCACGGGGTCACTCTTACTGCGGCTAACGTGGTGGTGTATTGGTCGCCTGTTATGTCAGTCGAAACTTATTTGCAATGTAACGCACGTCCACACCGTGCAGGCCAGCGCAACCCAGTCACCATAATCCACTTGCAAGGTTCTCCCGCAGAGCGGCGCATGTACGACATGCTGGAGGCGAAGATCGATGTCCACTCCCGTGTAATTGATCTATATAAAAATTTACTAGAAGAGGCTTGACACTGTCAATTCTAGGAACTAGAATTAGTTTGTAGTAACCCTTGGAGAAAAACATGAGTGAAGAACAAACAGAGTCAGGTGCAATACCCACTGACAAATTAGTAAAAGCGTATGTCAAGATTAGAGATGCACGTAAAGAACTATCAGAGAAGTTTGAGCAAGAAGATAGCGTACTAAAAGATTCACTAGATACGATTGAGGCACAGTTGTTGGAGGCATGTAAGGCGATAGGTGCTGATAGCATACGCACCCCATTCGGCACAATCAGTCGTACTGTGAAGAAGCGTTACTGGACGAATGATTGGCATTCGTTCTATGAATTCTTGAAGGAGCATGGAGTATTGGAGTTGCTAGAGAAGCGCGTTGCACAAACCAATATGTCTACGTTTCTTGAAGAGAATCCCGATCTGCACCCACCGGGATTAAACATTGATAGCCGATACTCGGTTGTTGTTCGTCGTAAATGAGGAGAGTTGATATGAGTGAAGTAACTATTTTTAGCCAGAACCTGCCAGCGCACTTGAAAGCACTGGATCTTGATGACACAACTAAAGCCCTGATGGGTGGCGGTGGTGACAGTAAGCGCATCTCTATCGAGGGTGGCGTGTGGCGCATGATGGTCAACGGTAAAGAAGTTGCACAGAATGAAGAACGTGCAATGAATGTAGTCATCGTTGCCGCTGCACCTAAAGTCTCCCGTATTTTTTATGCTGGGGTCTACAAAAAAGGTGTAGTATCCTCGCCTGATTGTTGGTCGGCTGACGGCGAGTTCCCTGATGCGAAAGCGAAGAACCCGCAATCCAAGAAGTGTCTCGACTGCCCACAGAACATTAAGGGGTCTGGCCAGAATGACAGCCGTGCTTGCCGGTACAATCAGCGCCTTGCTGTGGTGCTAGAGAACGATGTGGGTGGCGATGTCTATCAGCTAACACTTCCTGCCACCTCGATTTTTGGGGCGGGTGAGAACGGCAAGTGGCCACTACAGACATACGCAAAGATGATCGCTAGTAAGGGTGTGCCTATTCCTTCAGTTGTTACTGAGATGCGGTTTGATACGAATAGTTCTACCCCTAAGCTGACGTTTAAGCCAGCACGGTTCTTGGAAACGGATGACTTCAATACCGCTCTGGAGCAAGGTAAGTCCCCCGATGCCATTCGTGCAATCACTATGACTGTAGCGCAAGCTGATAAGGTTATGGACAAGGATGATGGCGAGGAGTTTGAGCAGGTGGCTAAGGCAGCACCCAAGAAAGCAGCGCCTGTTGCTGAAGCTGAGAACGATACCCCAGAGCCAGTAAAGCGCGCATCCAAGAAGGAAGAAGCTCCCACCCCCAAGAAGGATGTGAGCAAGATCCTCGAAGAGTGGGATGATGAGTAAAGGGTATTCTTACCAATTTGCCCAGATTGTTTATTCCGGGGACACCAGCAAGCTAGGTGTCCAACTTGGCAACCTCTGCATTGAGAACGAAATCCCAGTTAAAGACGTAGCAGAGCACTTCAAAGTAACTCGTGCTACGGTCTACAATTGGTTTAAGGGGGATACGAAAGTGCCCCCATCGCATCAAGAAGAGGTTCTCAAGGTTGTGAAGAAGCTACTAGGCAAGTTGTAGCGTACAGGTTAAGGAGGCTAGGGAGCGCACCCGAAGAGGGTAGTTCGCCGTCACTACCCCTGCCTACCTTATTTTTAAAAGACGGATGATTGGGCGGCTATGCTAACGAGGACAGACTTTCTGTCTTTGGTTCTACCACCGACGGAAACGTATTGTGTCGTAGGGCTAAAGAAGGATGCAAAACCAAAACAAATATTTGTCACCTCGGTTGAGGAGATTAATAACTATGCAGACGCACTACTACACAGGGGCTTTGATGCGTATTTCGCATTGGCTTCATTTGTCAACGACAGTGGACGCACGAACAACAATGCGTCCCACCTAAATTCTTTTTTCCTAGATCTCGATTGTGGTTTAGGGAAGCCGTACGCAGATCAGGCCGAAGGTGTCTATGAGCTCAAAGAGTTCATCAAGAAGACTGGACTGCGTAAGCCTACCGCCGTAGTTAACTCTGGCCGTGGTGTACATGTGTACTGGGTAGTTGAGCAGCCCATCCACAAGGATGAGTGGCGCGGTCTGGCTGAAGGACTAAAGGCGTTGTGCACTGCACAGGGGCTGCACGCTGATCAGGCAGTTACCGCTGACACTGCGCGTATCTTGCGTATACCAGACACACTAAACTTCAAAGATATTAGCGACCCACAGCCCGTAAAGATATTGATGTCCGGGTCTCGTGTTGGTATCGAAGCGCTCAAAGACAAGTTTATATTTAATGATTTCCATATACCCGGCAAGGCTCCGTTTCAGCGAAGCATTGACCCAACCACTTTAGCTTTGTTGGGCAACTATCAGTCTCGGTTTAAGACCATTCTGATTAAGTCTTTGCAAGATGAGGGCTGTGCGCAGATAAAGTACATCTACGAGAACCAAGAGGAAGTTGAAGAGCCGCTCTGGCGTGCGGGGCTGGCCGTTGCACATTACTGCGTGGATGGGGCCAA